TTGAGGGATGAAGGCTTCGATCTCGTCGTTGCTCCAGCCGAGCAACTTGTTCAGGTCCGAGACCACTGGGGTGAGCGCGTCCGGGGACTGGCCCGTGTAGTAGGCCACCCGAGCCACCGTCGTCCCGAGTTTGAACAGCAACTCCTCGTTCTTCCGGAGGGTGGGGTTCATGTCCCCGAGGGTCTTGATCGTCTGGACCATCGCGGAGGGGTCCTGACGGAACTTGGCCGCTTGGCCGGTGGACCAGGAGGGGAGCTTCCGGATCGTCGACTCCTGGAACCCGGAGAGCGGCATCTGGTTGAGTTGCCGCAGGTCCTGGCTGGCCCCGAGCCCCGCCGCGAGCAGCCCCGAGGTAGCCGCCGCCGAGGCGATCGACTCCTTGTACTCCTTGACCTTGTTCTTGATCCGGTCCCAGCGGCTCTCGACCTCGCCCAGGTCCTTGATGTGGGTCTTCGTCTCAGAGTGGACCGAGATCAGGTTGCGCAGGTAGATCACCATCGACTGGCGGGTCCGGTCCCACGCCGCGTGGATCTTCGTGGCCAGCTTCTCGAAGAACTGGTAGGCCTGGGACAGCCGGTCCAGCAGGTAGCCGACCGAGGACTTGGCCAGCCGCTGGATGGGGTCCATGAACCGGATGACCCGGTTGTGGAAGCCCTCGAAGACCTTGACGAGCTTCTCGACCATCCCCGAGACCTCGGCGAAGACCTGCCGCTTGATCTCGATGACCTTCTTGCCGAAGGCCTCGGCCATCTTGGTCATCTGGTCGAGCAGACGGTTCAGGCGAGAGGCGGACCGCTTCGGTTCCTCTTCGTCGAAGCTGATGGTGTAGTTGACCGCCTGCTCAGCCCGGTTCATCCTCTCCTACCTCTTGGCGTGCCTCGAGGCCTCCTCGGATACCCGCCTCCGGCGGGCCTCGATCCTCTCCTTGCGGCTCAACTCCTGCCCCCCAGGGCGCTCGCCCTTGACGCGGCGTAGAACCTCGTAGGACTTGACCATGGCCGTGAGCGCCTCCGTGCCCTGCGAACTCTTCTTGCGCGCCTGCGAGATTCGCTGGACCAGCCACTGGAACGTCGGCAACGGCAACTCATCGATCTCGGACCATGACAACCTGACTTCCTCCGCCCCCGAGAGCAGGAACTGCATCTCGTAGAGTTCGCTCAGGGCCTCGAGCGGAGGGAACCAGAATTGGGCAAAGTGACCCTCCTCCTTAGAGGAAGCGAAACAGGTTCTCGGCCGGCAACGGGACCGAGACCGCCTTTCCGCAGGACGGACAATCGGTCTCGATCATCTGATCCACGCCGAAGTCGAACTGGTTCATGGCCGAGCGCATGAACTCCGCGTCCCGACCGATCAACTCCTCGGCCCAAGCCACCTTGTCCTCTTGGCTCAGGGTCTCGCCGTTGACCGTGACCACCGGCATCAGCATGTTGAGCAGGCCCGCTTCGCCCGGGGTCATCCGCTTCGGCCCCTTCGCGTCCCGGCCCCCGGACCGGCGCAGGGCGGCCAGCATCCTGACCATCTCGACCTCGTCCGTGCCCCGCAGGAAGCGCAGGCCCACCTCGTCCTGGGAGACCGGAAGCTGCACGAGGTAGGGCTCCGAGACCCCGTCCTCGAGGTAGGTGACCTCGCACTGCTCGAGATCCGCCTCGTGGTCGAAGACCTTGCCGCAGCCGTCGTGCGGGCAGGACAACTGGAGCTTGCGGTCCTTGCCGTAGGAGATCAGCGACAGGTAGAAGAGCAGGAAGTACCGGTCGACCAGCAGCAACTCCCGGGGGTCGATCTCGGTCTTCAGGCAGTTGCGAAGCAGCAGGGTCATGCGCTCGGAGCCCGAACCCGTGGCCCCGGCCATCATCTTCTCCTCGCGGACGCGGATCGGGTAGACCTCGATCTCCCCGTTCGGCACCTTGCCGTCGTAGAACTTGCCGAGGGACGGCAACTTCACCGTCTGGAACTGGCGCTCTGCCATGTTGAAACCTCCCTGGTGCGATCAGAGAGACGGACATCTGTGCCCCTTGCCCCCGGATAGGGCAAGGGGCCAAGGCGGGATTAGAAGTTCTCCGGGAAGGCGGTGTCGTAGGCGAGGTCGACCGAGCACATCACGTTGTCGTTGCTGCGCATCGACAGCGGATCCACGGTCACCGACATCGGCCAGCAGCCGGTCAGCTTCATGACCCGCTCGCGACCGCCGTCCGGCCCCATGAGCACCACGGCCCCCTCGCGCTTGTACTGCGGCGCGTAGCCCTGCACCCCCGACGGGATGTCGATGATGAGGGCCCGCCACGCCATCAGCACGCCCGCCACGTTCTCGTCGACGTAGTCGTGGCAAGAGAAGCGGCTGTCGGAGAAGTTCAGCCTGCCCGCCACCTTGCGGCTCTCGGCGAAGTACTCGATGGAGATCGGCTCGCTGCGCCCCATCGGGAAGGTGACTTCGGCGATCGCGAGCTGGATCAACTCGGACCCCGGAACCCCGTAGAGCTCGAGCTGGAAGTCGTAGGACCGCTGCGGTTCGAAGCCGCCCGAGGAGGGCGCGATGTGCTGGGCGGAGAGGCCTGCCATGTGAAAGTCTCCTTCTACGATCCGAGACGGTCAGTTGTTGCCGAGGACCGGGTTCGTGTTGGCCCGGGAGATCTCGTGGTCGTTGACCTGCACGACGCGGGGGAAACCCTCGAGCTGGACGAGGTAGTGGTAGCCCAGCCCGGACGGGACGTTGTCCGTGATGCGGCCCGGGGTGCCCTTCGGGATCGCCGGGTTCGGGCCGTTGTAGACGATCCGCTCGCCGATCTGCATCTGGTTGTCGAAGACGCCCTCGTTGAGGGACTCGCTCTTGCGCATCGCCTGCTTGTAGGCCTTGGAGTAGGAGCGCTCCCAGTTGCGGAGGTGCTTGAGCCCCGCCCGCGTACCGGCTGCGGTGGCCTGCAGTGCCAAAAGGTTGCTCCCTGCGACCCGAAGGGGCTCGGTCGCCGCCCGCTTGAGGCCCTTGAACCCCTTCTTGTAGACGCCACCCGCCTTCTTGAGGGCCGACTTGGCCTGACGGACACCCACAGGCATGCGCTCGTCGACCCGCTCGCCGGTCGGCTGAGCCTCCACCTCGGAGTAGCCGTACATCTTGGCCGCCTTGGAGTAGCCTTGGGACCGCGCACCCGCCCGGGCCTTCAAAGCGGCGTTGGCGGCCTTGAGGGGGTTCGCGAGGTTCGAGACGCCTCGCTTCCAGAACTTCTTGCTGGCGGGGTTGATCCCGGGGAACTGGACTTGGGCGGTCGTCTTGAGGGCAGCCGCCCTGCCCGCGTACTTGGCAGCCCTGTTGGCTTGCTTGATCGCCACCCGGGCGCGGTGGGCCTTACCGAAAGGGAGGCCGATCTCGTCCTGACGCTGGACGCCCCCCCGCTGGTAGCTCTCGGGCTTGCGGATCGGTTCGGAGTCGGTCTTGTTGCTCAGGTCATCCAGCGTGTCGCCGGCGTTCTGGAGCTTGTTGACGAGGTCGTCCTCGTTCTGCTCCTCGCCCTCGGGCTCGTCGAGCAGGACCTTCTTCTCCCCGTCCTCCGGCTCGAACTCGCCGCCCTGGTCCTCGGGGTCTTCGTCGTCCGAGTTGGGGAAGCTCACGTCCTCCTGGTCGCCCTCGAACAGGGCCGAGAAGGCCCCGGCGAAGGTGCGGGAGACCGACTCGCGCATCTGGCCGCTCGAGGTGGGCACGCCGACCTGGCGGGTCTTGTCCGCCGTGCGGAAGTGGCCGATCGAACGGCTCTCCCGGATCGCGGCGTTGCGCGAGACGCGGCCCTCGGTGGAGGCCACGATCGGGGTGGCGTCGCCGCTGTCGACCGGAACCTCCTCCGGCTCGGCGTTCTCCTCGTCCCCGGGCAGCGGGATCGTGCCGTCGGTCGGGCCGGACATCGGGGACTCGTCGTCCTCCTCGACCGACTCAGCGAAAGGGTTTTCGTTCTCCTCCCCCTCCTCGTCGCCCTCCTCGCCGTTCTCCTCGCCGTTCTCCTCCCCCTCGCCCTCCTCGTCCTCCTCGTCGCCGTCCTCGTCGTCCTCCTCGCGGAGGCGGCGCAGGTGCTCGGCGATCCGGAAGCGCAGGCGCTTGCGGGCCTCCATGAAGCCGCCATCCTTCTCGGCCTCCGGGGTCGCCGCCGCGGCGGGCGCGTCCGGCACCTGCCCGGGATCGGCCGTGGCCAACTCCTCGGGCGGCATCTGGATCTCGACCGGGACCTCGTCGGCCGACGGCAGGACGGCGCCGTCCGGGCCGACCTCCTCCTCGTCGCCCTCGGCGGCGGCCTCCGGGCCCACGTCGGGCATCACGTCGCCCGGCTGGATGTCGGTGGCGGGCAGGATGACCCCGGCGTCCTCGTCCTCGAAGACATCGCTGAGGAACGCGGAGACCGCGGTCCCGAGGTCCCGACCGCGCGAGACCTGCTCGATCAGAAGCTGCGCCTTGCTCTTCATGTCGTGTCCCCTTCGTTCTTTCTCAGGACGCCGTGTCGGCGGCGAACATCTTGCGATAGTCGTCGATGACCTGCTGGGCGGCCTCGCCCTTCAGGCCGGTTTCGAGCGGGATCTCCTCGCCGTTCTCGACGACGAAGATCGAGAAACTGCCATCCTCTGCCGTGCGGACCCGGACGGGGCTCGCGGGGTCGTCCCCGAAGCCCGTCAGCGTGCCCGGGTTGCCCACGTCGGCCGTGGTCACGTCCTCGCCCAGCGTCGACAGCGGACCGAAGCCCACCTTGTCGCTCTGGCCGTCGGAGAACCCCATGTCGTAGGGCGTCGTCTCGAGGGCTCCATCGGAGGGACCGTAGTCCAGGCCGGAGCGGCCTGCTTCGTAGCCGTCCACGTAGAGGTCGAGCTCGGCGCCCGAAAGATCGAGCTGGGTCGAGGCGTAGCTGCGCGCCTTGTCCCGGGTGTTGTCGGTTGCGATCTGGTCCACGGCTTCGCTCCGCTTGCGGCGGGGACGGCGGCTCCGCTCCCCGTGCTCGATGCCCTTGGCGTAGGAGGTGCCCATGGCACTCCCGACGACGGCCCCGAGACCCGTCCCGATGGGACCGCCCAACACCGTGCCCGCCAGAGCCCCGACCCCGGCTCCGCCCAAACCGTACTTCATCCGACGGCCCGTCCGGCGCAGGTCCTGTCTCATGGCGGGCTTGGCGGCCTTCCAGCGGGACTTGAACCTGCTCCACGCTGGGCCCTCGGTCAGGGCCAACTCCTCTTCGGTCAGGAAGGGGATCAGACCGGGGTTGATCTGGGACTCCTTCGGCTTGGCCTTTCTCTGCCGCTGGAAGTGCTTGTAGAGGCCGTAGCCGGCTCCGATTGCGGTCCCGTACTTGATCCCTGCCAGGCCCCCGCCAAGAGTTCCGACGGCACCGGCACCGATAGCCCCACCAAGAGCCCCAGCCCCGGTCTGGCCCATCTGCCGTCCCATGAGTGCGCCACCCGCAGCCCCGCCGACGGTCCCCATTGCACCCCCCGCAAGGGCACCTACGGCGGCTCCGCCCACCATCCCCTTAGCGGCTCCTTGGAGAGTGGAGAAGGCCGCCTTCTTGAAGTTGCTCCACTTCTTCGGCCGGGCTTCGAACAGGGCCAACTCCTCTTCGGTCAAGAAGGGGACCAGGCTGGGATCGAGGCTCGAGTTCTCCTTGGACTTCTTCATGAGCGCGACCCCAGGACTCACGACGGGCAGGGCCACCTTGGCCAAGCCCTTCGGGTTGACTCCGGGGACGTTCTTGGCGAGGTCGACGACCGTCGAGACCCCGCCGAACCCGATCTCGTCGAGCGACTCCGCATAGAGATACGGAGGCAACCCTGCCTCGCGACCCAGATCGAGCAACTCCTCGTAAGGAATCAGGGCCAATCTCCCGTCCGTGAACTCGATCGACGAAAGCGGCTGCCCGAATTTCAACACCCGAAAAACCTCTCCCGGATGAATCTCCAAGTCGGGCGACGAAGAGGCTGGAGAGCCCCCCAACTCTTGGACAGAAAAGGCCATCGCCGAACGAGTTGGCTTGACGGCGTAGAAGAAGAACTCGTCCAGCCTCTGCTCGTTGACCGACTCGTTGGGATCCCGGTTGAAGTCCATGCCACAGTCCCGGCACCGGTAGTGCTCGAGACGACCCAGAGCGCCGAGGGGGACCCCAGGCCCGCCGCACACGGGGCAGTCGGCGGGCTCCGGCAGATCGTCCTCGTCGGCCATCTCTTCGTCGTCTTCGAAGTCCTCGAGGTCCTCGGGGATCTGCTCCTCGTCGAGACGGAGGAGACCCTCGGGAGCTTCGGTGGATGCGGGCTTACGGTTCATCGAGCGACTCGGATCAGAGGACGAGTTCGTCGAAGGTGGCACCCGTGGGCGTCAGCACGGCGTCCACGAGGATCTTCTCGGCGGCCTTGGTCGGCTGGATGAAGATCCGGGCCACCATCTCGTTGTTGTCGATGTGCTCGGGCGTGTTGGTCGTCTCGTCGCAGACGACCGAGTAGGCCGTGATGCCCCGGGCGGTCAGGATGCCCCGGAGGAACGGATCGACCAGCGCCTTGAAGGTGCGCCAGAGCGTGGAGTCGTTGGGCTCGAAGACGAGCTGCCGGGTCGAGGTGGCGATGACCTTGCGCAGGTAGAGCATCATGCGCCGGACGTTGACCCGGTCGAGCGCGGTCGGCTTGCGCTGCAGGGTGCGCTGGCCCCAGACCGTGATGCCGTCCGGGACGAAGTTGACGATCGGGTTCACGGCGTTGCTGCCGCCGTTGAGCAGGTCGCGGGCGCCCTGGTCGGCGTCGTACTCGACCTTGGTCACCTGGAGCACCCGGCCCCGGTTGAGGCCCGCCGGGGCGTACCACGGCTCGGCCATCTGGTCGCTCGTGGCGTAGACCGCCATCATGTGCCCCGAGGGCGGGGTCCAGACGTAGCGGTCGTAGTTGGAGTCGTAGGTCATCAGCCACGGCCAGTAGAGCGCCGCGTAGCTCGAGTTGAAGGCCGAGTGGTCCGAGTAGGCCCCGGCCCCGTTGTGCCAGTCGACGACCTGCTGGACGCCCAGGCCGAGCGGCGGATCGATCAGGGCCATCGCGTCGCCGCGGGCCTCGCAGATCGCGATCATCTCCTGGATCACGGCGGCCGAGTGGACCCCCGGAGTGGCGATGACGTTGACGTTGATCCGCTCGGCGTTGGCGAAGACCTGCAGGCCGGTGACCGTGGAGCCGGTCGACACGCCGATGTAGTCGTCGTCGGAGACCGTACCCAGACCGTCCGCGCCGCCGGCGAGCACGTAGGTGCCGTTCACCGGGGCTCCGGTGTTGGTCAGGGTGTCCGTGACGGTGATGTACTTGGAGACCGGCGAGACCCCCGTGCCGTTGATTGCGGTCAGGAAGTACTCGGTCCCGAGATCGTCGTCCTCGAGGTCCGGGTGGCCGACGAGGCGGTCGAACACCTCGACCACGGCACCGTCCTCGAGCACGGTGAGCTTGAAGGACCCGGCCACCGAGCCCGCCGCGACGGTGACGGAGAGCAGGTTGCCCCACTCGCCCACCGACTGGGCCGCGACGTTCAGGGTCAGCGAAGCCGGGTTCAGACCGTAGCCCCAGTGGTCGACGTTCGTGTCGAGGCCCAAGGTGGTCGCCGTGCGGACGTTGGCCGTGCTGGCGTTGGAGAACTTGATGGCGAACTTCTGGCCGATCGAGTCGTGGGTGAAGCGCAACGACCCGCTGTAGTTGTCGACGGTGATCGGCACCGTGAAGGCCGCGTTGAGCTCGGTGACCAACTGGTCGACCGTGCGCGCCGCCCCGAGCGTCAGGCTGACGTTCTGCGGGGTCTCCACCGGGGTGCCGGTCGTGTTGTCGACCGAGATGATCCGGAAGGCCCGGGTGGAGTCCGTGCCGCTGGCCGAGAGCACACCGCCGGTCAGGGTGAAGCCCAGGTCGGTGTAGGCCGAGTTGGCGCTCGTGTAGAGCGTGACCGAGGTGGTCGAGCCGGTCGCCGTGCTGTTGATCTGGATCTGGTTCGTGCCCGCCACCGAAGAGTCGCCGCCGTAGGAGGCGAGCGCCGTGTCGATGTCGGTCGCGATCTGGGCCTTGGTCCGCGCGCCGCCCTCGGTCAGGGTCACCGTGACTTGGGGGCCCCCGTTGACCGAGATGAGCAGGAACTTGTTCGTGCTCGTGACGGCGACCGTGGCCGCCTGATCCGTGCCGAGCAGCGTGGCGGAGGCATCGTCGACGATGGCGAACGGTCCCTTGAGCGAGGAGACCACGGTGGCCGCCACGGCCGAGCCATCGATGTCCACGTCGGCGGCCACCGACTCGGCCGAGTTGACCCGGACGAACCAGAGCTGGTTCGTGGAGCGCAGGGCCTCGACGGCGGCGTACATCGCCAGGTAGTTCGGATGCGGCCGGCCGAAGGTCGAGACGAAGGAGTTGATGTTCGTGATGAGGGTCGGGACGTTGACGGGACCGCGGGGCGTGGTGCCCACCATGCCGCAGACCGTCGTCGAGAGGTTCCGCAGGTAGAGGGAAAGATCGACCTCGCGGACGTAGACACCGGGGGAAACGTAGACGGCCATCGGTCAGCTCCGTATCAGGTGTAGTCGAACCGCGAGTCCGGGGTCTCGGTCGAAACGGCCTTCAGGAGATAGCCCGCCGACTCCTTGTCCAGGATGTCCTGCGAGAGCACCTCGTCGTCCATGACGACCCGCTCGCGGTCCCGCAGGACGACGAACTTGAGCTGGGTCAAGTCGTCCGGGTCCTTGTACAGGATCGGGATCGACTGCCGGGTCTTGTTTTCGATCGAAGAAGACGCCATGTTGGTCTTGTCCTCCCCTTGCTATGTTCTCGAAATATCCTCGCCGTGGGCCAAGAGGAATCAGCCCTCAGCCGGGGAGGCATAAACATCTTCAAGAACGGTTGTAGTCGTGGCCAAGGTCCCCGTGGAGTCGGCGAACTCGTAGGTCACCTTGCGCACAGTTGGAACGAAGAAGTGGGGGTTCGGGATCCAGCCGAACAAGTTGAGGGTGTAGATGTACCGAATCATCTTTTCCGCTTCTTCGGCGGCCATCTCGTAGGTGGTCATGTCCTGATACGAACTCTCTCGACTCAAGTCGAGCCGTCTCACTCCCCATGGATAGCCGAGGTCGACGCTGAGTTGGATCCTCGGGGGACCGAAGAACCGCTCCATCCACTGGACCATGATGTTCATGTGGGTCATGGTCCGGGTCAGGAACTCGACCTGGTAGGGGATCAGCACCGCATTGGGCTGCGTGGACTGCTGGACGGCGTTGCCGTCGGAGGTCCAGCCCAGCTTGCGGCGCAGGGGCCGGGAGTACCGGTTCTGGTCATCGACGATGGAGAGGCGCTGGATCGAGATGATCGGGTAGCGCACCGTGAAGGTCGGAGTCCCCTCCTTGCGGCCCGTGGCTTGGGCTTGGGCCGCATAGGCCGGGTCCGGGGTCGCGAAGACCACCGGGATGCGCTGGGCGTTGAAGCAGTTGCGCACGAGGACCTCGCGGCGGTCCGTCTCGGTGTCCACCCCCAACTGCATGGCGAGGATCCGAAGCTCCTCGACCGCCATCGCGTCGAGCTCGTCGTAGGGGTAGATCCGCTCCACCTTGGAGGACGGGGTCCAGATCGAGAGCGCCTTCCAGATCGCCTCGTCGTGCCGACGCAGGATGTCCGCCGGATCGACCCGATAGTTCGAGCCTGGCGGGTAGCCGACGACCTCGGGCTGGATCTGGAGTTCCCGGACGGGGTTGGTGTCTTCGTCGGCCATCAGGAAGTCCTATCCTCGAGCCCGGAGATTCCGGCTCTCGAGCGGCAGTTCGGGCTCGGGTCGGCGCCGGGAGGCTTGGTTCCAGGCTTGGATCTTCTTGCGGAACGGGTGCTCGGTGCACAGCAGCACATCCATCGGGTTGGCGTAGAAGATCCGGCCCGGGTAGCCGATGCACCGGAACTCCATCTCCAAGCCCCACCAGTCCTCGTCCTCCAAGGGCAGGACTTGGATCTGGGTTCCCCTCGGGAGTTCGCCGCCAGGCTGCCGAGCGGGGTACGGGTTGCCCGAGTCAACCGCCGAGCCATGCAAGGGGAGGGTATGGATCGTGGTGAGGATCCGGCCAACCAAGGCTTGAGCGAACCGGAGGAGGAACTCTTCGTCCTCTCCCTCCACCAGCCTGCGGAAGCCCGATCTTTCTGGAAAGATCGAACTTTCCAACGGCTATTCGGGCTCGACATCTCCGAGTTCATTCTGGTCGTACCAGAAGCTCCGAGCCCGGATCGCAACGGGCCGGAACGTCGAATCGATGACCGAGAGCAGGTCATGGGCGAAGGCCCAACCGTTCTTCCGCTTCGGGGACGAGACGAGGATGGCCAAGGTCAGGTCTGTGTTGCCCCCGAAGTAGTACTCCTCGAAGTTGAGGATCCGGACTTTCCCCCCCATGGGGATCCAGTCATACCGGTCCAAGCTGTCCCACGGGTCGGGGTAAACGAGCAGGCGGTCCCGCAAGGTGAACTGGTGGCCCTTCAGCTTCAGGGCCATCTGCTCCCAAGTCCCCAAGTCGGGGTAGATGCTCATCGGTAGAACACCGTCTTGTTGACCCGGCGGGTCTTCAGGGCGTTCCGGTAGGCGGGCAGGATCTGCTTCTGGATCTCCCGGATGAGCTTCTCCTGGTTCATCTTGAACTCCCGCCAGACGGGCCTCCAGTGAGGCCGGGCGGGCATCCGGACGTTGCCGTCCGGCATCTTGGTCCCGAACTCGAGCCAAGTCCCGAGCTGCTTCAGGGTCGCCCCGGAGTGGATCTTCTCCTCCGAGGGGGAGACGGTGTACTTGGCTTGGTCCTTGACCCGCCGGGCGACGATCGAGTTGACGTACTTGCCCGTGGCCCGCAGGATCCGGGTGTCCCAGCCCATCTTCTCCTTCTTGCGGAGCCACGCCTCCGAGAGCGGCTCCCAGTCCTGCTCCTGGTTCAGGATCGTCGCCCGGACCCGGCCCGCCAACTTCGAGGCGATCCGATAAGCGATCTCGCGGGCGACCTTGCGGGTCTCCTTCTCGATCACGTCGGCCAAGACCCGGGCATCCGGGAACGCCGAGGTCTGGCGGATCCGGTCAGCCATGGGCCGATACCATCCGCAGCGGGCGGTTCTCGGTATCCTTCACCTCGAAGTCCGTCTCCTCCGCCATGAAGCGAAGCCAGTTCTCTTGTTCCCGGGTCAGGGGGACCAAGTGCTCGACCCAGATCACCTCGAGTTTCGGCTCGATGGAGATCCGGGCCCAGCCGTCCTCCAACATCGCCACGCGGGCATCTTGATGGTCCAAGGCGTGGTGCACCTGGGCGAAGGCGAACTCGTCGTGGGAGTACACCTCGTGGTCGTTGCCGCTGGGGTCGAGCCAGATGCTCTGCCATCCCAAGGGGATGGACTCCCGGATCGACTCGAGCGGCTCTTCGGGCTCGTTGCGCATGTGCGGAGCCCAGAACCCATGGTTGCCGGACAAAGCCTTCTTGCGGACGAGTTTGTTGAACGGGTTCTTGGTCGACGTGAGCAGGACCAAGGGGATCGTGTGCGCCAAGTGCATCGTGCCATCGTGGCCCTTGTATTCGAACGACACGAGGTTCATCTGGCGGTCAAGCTCCAAGGGCTTCACGACCAGTCCCCTAGCGATGGTCAAACGCTCAATCTTCAAGGGATAGTTCGTATTCCCCCGGGGCACCCTGGAGTGCGTATACCTGCTGGTATTCCCCCACAAGTTTGCCGCCGTCATCTCCTTGGTGAGCACCAACTCCTTGCCGAGCAGGGTCTCGACCATCGGGAACAACGACTCCGGGTCCACGGCCATCTCGATCAGGCCCCGGAAGGAAACCGACTCGCCCAGCCAGACCCGGCGCAGTTGCTGGTCCCGCACGGAGAAGCCCGAGACCTCGGACTGGTGCCGAAGCCAAGACTTCTGGTGCGGGTTGGGTTTCGGCACGTCGTTGATCCAGATCGTCGACTCCCGGGGCTCGATGACTACTCGGACCCAGCCCAGCCGGATCAACTCGTCGAAGGCGCTGTAGTCCCCAGGGCGGTTCAGGATGTCCCCGGCAGCGTCGCCGTGGTTATACACCTGAATCGCTTGGCCCGCCGGGCCCAGCCAGTAGGAGGTGAGCCGACCCCCCAAGAAGGCGTAGGCCTCCCGGACCGACTCGAGCGGCTCTTCGGGCTCGTTGCCGAAGCGAAGGCGCCTCGACCTGAGGAAGGCCTTCAAGAAGGGCGTCTTGACCGAGCTCCACAACTCGATCGTATCGACGGACCAGTCGTCGGGATCGTGACCGACCCATTCGATCTCCGTGTAGTTGTCGTACTTCCAACTCTCACGGGGAGCGAAGACCCGGATCTTGGCCCCCACGGGGATGGTCGCGTCCTCTTCTACTTCGCCATCCAGACCCCGGTGAAAGGCAGCCATCGGGGTGACGACCCGCAAGGGCTGGCCCCCCCGGTACTGCTGGAGCAAGCGGAGGGAGAGTTCCCGGGCGCTCAACTGGGACTCCGCCAAGGGCTCCTCAGGCTCGTTGTCCGGCATGGCCGGGTCGTAGTTCAAGGCCTTCTGCCGGAAGGGGGTCCCGACGAAGGAGAAGAACTCGTAGGCGGTCGCCACCAAGGTCTCGCCCGGGAAGCGGGCGCACTCGAAGAAGACCCCGCAGTCCGGATCGTCCTCGATCCCCCAGAGCTCGTCCGTCCGCTCGTCTAAGGTCACTTGGTCCCCGATCCGGAGCCGACGGGACTGCCGAGGGGTGGGCTTGCCCTCCAGCCGAAAGACCGTGTAGCCCATGACGACCGGCAGAGTCTTTCCGGAGTAGCGCTCCAGCATCTGCGGCAGGAGTTGAACCAGAGTGCTCATGGCTAGACCTTGCGGTCCCCGTAGGCCCCCAGCGGATCCTCCCCGGGATCCGTGGGACCGGGCGTCTCGATCGTGCGCGAGGCGTCGCGGTCGGGCACGGCGTTGGGGTGGGTCACGTCCCCTTCATCGTAGGACGACGAGCGCAGCTTCTTGGCGAACAGGACCCGGGTCAGGTAGCGCTCGGTCGAGCCGAAGTAGTGGGCCCGCTTGGCCCAAGTGACCTGGTAGAGCTCGCCCTCGAAGACCACCAAGGTCCCGATGTTGGGGTACCTCTGGTCCCGGTTCTGGGTCTCGTCCCGGACGGTCGGCATGTCCGCCTCGGCCAAGATCCGCGGCAGGGTGATCTGGATATTTCGCTCGGACTCGATCCCGTACTTCTTCAGGGTGGCCCGGTTGGGCTCCAAGTTCACGAAGGCGGGCAACAGGTAGCGGATCCCGCGGGCCATGTAGTCCTGGGCCTCTTCGAGGTAGAGCGGATCGAAGTTGGCCGCGAAGTCCCGGTCGATGAACTCGACGTTGGTGATCGCCACCCGGTAGAGGTCGGCCTGGAGTTCGGCCACGATCCTCAGGTCGGCGGGAGTCAGCCAGAACGTGGTCTCGGGGCGGGCGTCGGGGGTCACGTCGGGCAGCAGGGACGAGGGCCGGTTCTTCGAAGCCAAGCAGGACAGCCGGGCGTACTGGCCCGTGTTGCCGAAGTAGTCGGCCGGCAGGATGCTGGTGATCGTGTAGAACTCCCCCTCGACCCCGAACAGGGTCCCCAAGACCGGCGGGGGGACGTTGCGCTGGCGGAGCAGCTCGAGGGAAAAGTCGGCGTTGAGGCCCCGCCACTTCTCCACCCCGAAGCGCCGGAGCAGCGAGCGCTGGATGTCGTCCCCCGTGGTGATGAGGGACGGCACCGGGTACTGAGTGAACTCCGGAATCGCCGTGGACTCCCCGTAGAGGAGGTCTTGGGCGTAGGGGTCCTTGAGGAAGTACAGGTGGATCGGCTGGAACGACTTCTCGTAGAGCTCGGCCTGATACCTCGAGTAGGACTCGAACTCCTCGGGCTTGGCCATCATCTGGGTCTGCTCGGCAGCCATGTCCACGACGGTCTCGGTGAGGGAGGGCCTGAGCTTCACGCCGAAGGCGACCAGCCCTTGGGCCTGCTCGGAGATGTCGTCGAAGGCGGAGGGGCGGACCTTCACCCCGAAGGCGATGACCGAAGCCGAGGTGTGCTCGGCGAAGGCTTGGTTGACGTAGTCGCGGCGGAAGGCGTCCGTGAGCCGGTAGGGCTCCTTCTCGTGGAAGACCACGGCGCCGAAGAGCCGCTGGATCGAGAGGCCCTTCGCCTCGGCCATCTTGCGCTCGAACTCGACGGCGATGGCCCGATGGCCCTCGATCCCGAACTTCTTGAGGAGTTGCTTCTGCGGGTCGGACCGGATGTAGGCCGGGACCTTGACCACCTCGCCCCGGGTGAAGTCGACCGAGGAGGTCGGCTCGAGATAGAGCACGTCGTAGTCGTCGTTGGGCAGGAAGACCTTGATCGTCGGGAAGGTGTTGCGGAACTGGTCCTTGCGGAGCATGGAGAGGAACGTCTCGCCTGAGCGGGCCGGAGTCGGGGGACTCTGGATGCGCTTCCGGTAGGAATGAGCCACCTCCGCGCCGCCAGCGCCCCCGAGAACGAACGAACCCCCTGCCACGGGCGGCTCGTAGGCCAGGAAGGCCCGAGCGCCCCCAGCGAGCCCTGAGGCCCCGCCACCCCCCACGGAAATCGGCGTGTAGGAGAAACTGGCACCGCCCCCGGCCTCCTCCGTCTTGGCTCCGCCTGCCGAGGCCCCCAGCCCCGCCGAGGCCCCGCCCTGAGCCTGCCCCGACGAGCCGCCGCCTGCGGACAACTCGAGCCCCGCCGAAGCCCCTCCGCTGGGCGGGCCGGACCCTCCGCCGGCCCCGATGCCGAGGCTGGGGTCCGCTCCGCCCGCTTCCTCCCCGGAGCCCGCTCCGCCCGACGGGCCGAGGACGAGGTCCACCGAGACCCCACCGCCCCGCTCGCCGCCTGCCGCGCCGCCAGCCCCCAGAGTCCCCGAAACCCCGGCGCCGCCCATCAGGCCGAGCGCAAGCGCTCCGCCCACGAGCAGCGAGAGGCCGACCGAGGCGCCTCCGGCTTGGAACCCCGAACTCGAGCCGCCCGCCGAGACGCCCTGCGCCCCGCTATCGGCGAGCGCTACGTCCTGCGGGTTGGAGCCCGGGGATCGGAGTTGGACGTCCTGGTCGGCCACGGCCTAGAGCCTCACGCGAAGGTGAAGTCGTTGCTCCTGCCGACGTGGGTAGCGTCCTCGCGGGCCTCGACGAGCATGTTCGCCGTGTCGTCGTACCACGTCCACACGATCGTTCCGTTGCCGCTGCGCGAGCCGGTCAGCACGGTCTCGACCGGCGGACCCTTGCGGCAGAGCGAGGCGTTGACCGTCCCGCCACCGGAGGACGAGACCGTCGTGGTCTTCTCGAACGTGATCGAGTGGTAGGTCACGTAGAGTTGGAAGGTGGGGTACTTGTTGTTCGAAGGCGGATGCAGGGCCCAACGCCAACGACGGGCCGTCTCGATGTCCACGCGGGGCTTGCCATCCGACCCAAGAGCTGGACGGGGATCTGAGGGCCACTGCTTGAAGAACCACAAGGCATCGATCACCGTGATGTAGTAGCCCGTCTCCATCACCACTGCGTAGTTATACGCAGCCATCAGCCGATCCCAGCCCTTGACCCCGGCGGTCTGCTCTGCGGCCAGCCGCTCGACAGCGTAGTCGTAGCCATTGACCGAGAGTCCCGTGGAGGTCCCCAAGAGGGAGAAGACCGCCGCGACCCCGTTGAGGAAGTAGGCCGACTCCGGGAGGGCCGGGGCCACGCTTGCCGAGAGGAACTCCTGCCCCGTCGCTGTCGCGTCTCTCAGGTATACCGGCCAGTGGACCGTGTGGTTGTGGGCTCCGACCCCAGCGCTGGCCTTCCCCGAGTGGTAGTTCAGCAGGAGAAACCCAGTCATGCTGCAGGTCGCCCCAGCGAAGTCCCTCACGTTGAGGAGGATCCGGTTCAGGCCTCGAGCCAAGGTGAGACCATTCGTCACGGTCGAGAACTCTTGAAGCCTGTGGTAGTTCCCGGCGAGGCCGGTGGTCGTGTTTCCGTAGGTTACGTAAGTCCCCGAGGTGCCCGGAGCGATTCGCACGTCCGAGCTGTTGCTCGATACGTTCTCGATCCAGTACTCGAAGGCCGTGAGTTGCTTCGTGATCGTCCCGGGCTCATCGATCCAGACCGGGATCTCGACCACGGTCGGGTCGGTGATGTCCGTGTTGCTCGGTAGGGTCACGTTGCTGAAGGGGACCTGGATGCTGTTGAGCACCGTCGTGGTCGAGCCCGGGGAGAACTCGTAAGTCACGTACAGCTTGAAGGAGGAGTAGAGGAAAGCCCCCGTGGCGCTGTTCCAGACGTAGATCGAGTGGGTCGCGTTGGTCGTGAAGATCGGGGTCCCGCCGCTCATCAGGTTGTAGCAGTAGGTCCACTTCCGGTCGAAGCCCAAGCCCCTCTCGTGGTTGCTCGTCGTGTAGGCCCCGAGCGAGTCGATCTCCCACGACCACGTCAGGTCCACCGTGCTGGTACCCAGCCCCTCCGCACCTTCGACCTCGAGCCAGATCGCACGGTAGGTCTTCGACGCCTCCGGGCAGATCGTGTCGAGCGCCGGGAAGGTACCGTCGAACTGCGCCGTACCCGGCTTCGTGGTGTTGGCGTTGGCGACGGCAAGGCCCCCGATGGGCAGGCAGACGGTCTTGATGTGGGTCGCGCTGGTGTCGTCGTACTCGTAGGTGATGTCCACGTAGGCGAAGGCATCGACGAGCCCGAGAGTCGTGCCGGTGCTCTGGTCGGCGTAGACCTGCAGGTCGCAGGTCATCGAGGTGCCGGTCCAGTTGGTCGTGAAGTGGGCGGTCAGGTCCGCTGTGATGACGGCGCAGAGGTTCTCGCTGGAGTGGGCGACATCGTTCGTGTTCGTGACCGTGGTGTAGCCCGCCGCGCCGAGCCGGAGACCGGTCCGTTGCTCGGTCCACGTCCCGCCCGTCGCCGTGATGATGTCCCCCGCACCCCACGTCACGGCCACCTTCTTGAAGACCGGGGAGGACTCGGGGATGTAGACCGTGATCTGGGTGAAGTTCGTCACGACCGCATCGGAGATCGAGGCGAGCGTCGGGAAGGCGAAGCGGATCGTCTTGAGCCGGGTCGCCACGTCAGGACCTCCGCTGAATGGCGACGCTCATCGAGTCCGGGTCCTGGAGCACGACCTTGATCTTGTAGGTGACGCTCGAACCTCTCCAGTCCCCCGTGACGCGGCGGACATCGATCTTCGGGTACGTCGCCTGAGCATCCGCCGCCTCGTAGGAGGCGAGGATGGCCGAGGCGAGGAAGTTGGGAAGGACGGCCACAGGCTATCCCCCTTAGAGCTTGAACAGCTTGTTCACGCCCGTGTTGATCGCGACGGAGATGTCGTTGCCGTTGGGGGTGATCGGGAGGCCGCTTCCGGTGTAAGCCGCGTCCCCGGAGTGGCCGGCGGCCACGGCAGCGGACAGGGCGTTGACGGCCAGCGACCTAGCGCCCGCCGTGGCGGGGGCCGAAAGAGTCGCGGTGACCCCGTTGGACAGGACGATCGTGGTGCCAGCGGCGAGGTTTCTCTCCAGCGGCTCGATCCAGAGCGTGGTGGCCGAGATCAGGGCATCCGACGCGACGGCCACCCGGGTCTTGCCGTCGTTGAAGAAGATCAGCCTCGAGGTGGCCGGAGACCCGGAGTCGTAGTACCACACGAGGGCCTCGCACTGGTCTCCGGAGACGGTGGTGAGCGAGAAGTCGGCGCAGCCGATCACGCCGTCCGCCACCGTCTTGGTCCCCATGTTGCCCGAAGTGGCCACCACCCCGGCGTTGATGTCGTCGAGGTTGTCGGCCCCGGTCAGGTTGATGACCCAGCCGCTGGCCGAGAAGGCACCGTTGCCGGTCGAGTTGAGCCCGTCCAGGGTCACCAAGTCGAAGTTGTTCGTGGACTGGTTGGAGACCTTCCAGGTGCCGTTGGCGGCGGTGTTGCCCGTGACCCCGCCGATGACGACGATGTCGCCGTTGGCGAAGCTGTGGCCCGTGCACTCCACCGCGATGGGGGTCGCGTTGGTCGCCCCCGTGATGGCCTTCACCATGGTGTCGGCGTCGTGGAGGTCCACCAGCACGGCCTTGATGTTCTGGGTGTCCCAGTCGATCGAGCCGTCGGCGAATCCCTGGCGCCCCTTTTCGAAGACTCTGTTGCTCATTGCACCACTCTCCTTATCGAGGGTACCGGTGACCAGGGAAGAGAGTTCCCCTCGGCTTGCGCTGTCTCAACATCGGGGCCCCTTGGACCTTGGCCCAAATCGACTTCGCCTCTTGAAGCAGGTAGCGGCCCAATCCCATCGTCACGAACGGGAGGCCCTGGCTATATTCCCGACCGAAGCCGACGGTGACCCAACTCAAGTGAATCTCCCCGCCCGCTCGACGCCGCGGCCCCGATAGGGCTGGGTGGCGTCCTTGTCCTCGTAGACGTTGCGGGTGAACTTGGGGGTCACGCTGTCGGGCTCGAACACGGTCTCGATCCCGGTGGCCGGGTCGATCTGGCGGCGGTTCCGGAGGATCGCCTCCAAGGTGGCAAGATCGATCTGGACCGTCCCCACGTCGGTCTGGATCAGGGCGATGTCCCCCTCGATGGCCAGCACGCTCCCGGAGATCGCCGCCACGTTGCTGTCGAGGTCCGCCACGTCCCCCTGGATGACCGCGATGCCCCCCTCGATGGCCGACACATCCCCTTGGATGGTGGTCACGTCCCCTTGGACCAAGGTCACGTTGGAGTCGATGTCGAGCAGGGCCTGGGACTCCTCGGGGGTCAACCCGGAGGTCCCGGTCTCGGAGACGATCAGGCCCGCCGAGTTGCCGATGATGAGGCTGACCTGGTTGACGACCTTCACGTCGGAGATGTTGTGGTTGGCCCCGACGCAGCGCACCGTGTAGGGGACGCCCACGTCCTCGAACTCGACCGTGTAGGGAGCGAGGATCTCCACGGTCCGGGCGAGCGTCACGCCTCCGACTTCCACCGTCGTGTTGTGCCGGTGGGTGTCGGGGTGGGCCATCCCCTCCGGATCGTCCTCGAGGTCCTTCAAGTCGAGCCGGAAGCCATCCACGTCCAACTCGTAGAGACCCGCCGAGATGGGGGTCAGGTACGACTGTGGGACGTGGATGACGTTGTCGGTGTAGCTGATCGTCAGAGGCACGTCAGCCCCCTAGCTGCACGCCGTTCGCCTTGAGCAGAGTCCGAAGCCGCTCGACCTCCCGGTTGGAGGCGTCGTAGCGGCTGTTGTTGTCGGTTCCGAGGGTCTGGAGCGTAGCCTGCAGAGCGTTCACTTGGGCTTCGAGCCGGGCCCGGTCCGCCTTGACCGTCTCCAACTCCGTCCGCATGGACGACAGCCGGATCTGGAGGTCGAGCACAGCATCGGTCATCGCGTCGTGGCGGCGGCGCAGGGCATCGTGCTCTTCGCGGGTCGGGCGTTCGAGGGCTGGCAAGAGGTCCCTTTCACTGGTCCGGAATCAGCAACACCGTGGTCGAGTACCCCACCACGCTGTCGATCGTCCCGGAGATCGGGCTCGACACGTAGTAGGGCGCGGAGGAGCCTTTCCGCACACGACCCGTGAAGGGCTGATCCGCGTTGATCGTGCGCGAGTCCGTGACGATACCCGATGCGTTCGTCAGGGTGTTGAAGTAGCCTCCCGTCGCGGTGATCGTACCGGTGGCCGGGGTGTTCGGGGTCCCAGCTACGGTGTAGCTGTAGGAGTCGTCGTTGATCCTGGTGATCTGGTAGCAGCCGTTGTACTCGTCCTCGTTGGCCCCCGAGATCAGGGCGAAGTCGTCGGTGACGAGCCCATGGCCGGTGTGGGAGACCGTCGCCGTCGAGCCCGACCGTGTGATCTGAGTCACCGACTCCTGGTAGGGCAGGGGGCCGGTCCCGTCGGACGCGACCAGCAGGACCCGGGCGTTCTCGATCGGGTTGCCCGTGTTGATGTCCTTGACCGTGATCGTCGTCGTGATCGGGTCCTGCACGACGTTGACGACGGCGGTGCCGGTCGTCTTGACCGAGACGTTGCCGGTGCAGCCGACGAGGTTCAGCGTGTAGGTGCCGCTCGTCGGCAGGAAGTTGAAGGTCGAATCGTTCTGCCCGTTGCTGGCGTTGAAACCCGAGAACGTGCACCCCCGCAAGGTCATGTCCGTGGGGACCGAGGTGCCGAACTCGATGGCGTGATGGGCGTTGGTCCCCTTCGTGAACGTCATCCCATCGAGTTTTCCGGGGGGGCTGCCCCCGCCGGGGTCCGTGGCCACGTTCCACACGAGGGCCGAGGCATCGGCAGCCACGGCGGACTCGGCGATCGTCGAGCCGTAGAGGTTGGAGCCCGGAGCCGTGATTGCCAGGCAGCGCCGCCACACGCAGTCCGTCGCCGCCGTCGAGGACAGCAGGGTGAACGCCCCCATGTCGGTGAACTGGCAGAGGGACCACGTCACGGTGCCAGCGGTGATGACGAACGTCCCCGGAGAGGCGGTGGACAGGGAGAGGATGGAGATGTTGGTCCACTGGACGACGGACGAGGAGTTCATCACCTCGAACCGGTTGAACCCGGAGGTGACGTGGCGGCAGGTGTCCCGGATGATGAGAGTCTTGTTGGAGTCCCTAAAGTCCACCAGCGTGCCGCTGGTGCCGAAGCTGTGGAACCCTTGGACCTTGTAGACACCGCCGGTCAACTCGATCAGGCCCCAGCGACGGAGCTCGGCGTTGGCGTATCCGTTGGCCCCGGAGAAGGTGTTGTAGCCGTTCGCGAGGTCCCCCAGCGTGTAGTCGATCCGGCACCGGCCATAGCGGACCGCGTCCTGGGCGAGCGGGTTGCCCTTGGTCGGGCCGGCGGTCGTCGGCAGGTTCGCCTCGATGCCGACGTAGGACTCGGTACCCGAGGGAGACCCGACCGCTCCGCCGTCGTGGAGCGAGTTGTCGGGGTTGACCACGTAGGGTACCCACGAGTCGAAGGCCAACGTGTCCGAGCCGCCGACGTTGAAGCGCCAGTAGGCCGTCGTCGCGCTGCCCACGATGACCATGAGCCCGCCGGGGTTGTTGGCCGAGGGCTGGCGGGTAGCCAGAGACGCCGCAGCGGAGTAGAAGCCCCAGCAGATCACCGCACCGTCGGTGCCGACGGAGAACGTCCCGGCGCTGTAGATGAAGCCCTTGATCGCGTTGGTCCACGCGGCCTTGGACATGCAGGTCTTGTTGGTCGCCCCGGCCTGGATGTAGAAGTCCGTCTCGCCCGCCGTCGGCAAGCCAGAGGCACCACCACCCAAGGCCGTGAACCCGGTCGTGGTGGTGGGGTCGATCCAGATGTCGGTGAGGTCAGTAGCCCACGCTGGGGCGGACATGAGATCAGCCCCCTACCAACTGGAACCCAAAGCGATAGAACACAGCCTCTGTCCCATCCGCCCGGGCCTACGAATCGGCGATCCTCGACGCCGTCGCGCTGCCCCCCGCCGGGCCGAGCGAGGACTGGGCCTCGTAGGTCTTGATCGGCGTGTTGTTGACCGTGCCGCCATCGCGCACGCGGACCCACAGCGACTGCGGACCGGAGGTGTAGATGGTCGTGTAGGCCTCGGAGGTGGCGGTCGCCAGCTTGTCGATGTAGGCCACCATGACCCCGTTGCCCGTCGTCGCGTCGTCCGGATCCGAGAAGTTCGTCGAGCCGATGGTGAACGTGGTCGTGCCGTTGTGGGCGGTGTAGGCCACCTTGCGGCGGCGCCCGTCGTCGAGGGTGATCCGCAGGAAGCCGGTCTGGGGGGTGTTCGCCGGGATCGAGGTGACCACGACCGAGGTGACTCCGGGACCGTTCAGGGTCCCGTTGAGCGTCATCTGCGTGAAGTTGAAGTCGTTGCCGCCAGCCTTCGGGCCGACGAGGACGTAGTCCTCACCGGAGACGACCCCGTCGAGGGTCCAGGTCACGTTGTTCGGGGGCGTGTTGGTGTCCCCGTCGAGGTCGATGACGCTGTCGGAAGCGGTCAGGTCGGTCGCCGCGAAGCCGACGCCGAAGCCTCCGATCATCGTGCCGACGTAGGAGCCGAGGAAGACCGGGTTGACCGTTCGGGTGGTGACGGTGATGTTCACGTCGGCCGTCGCCGCGCTGGTCAGGCCCCGGACCTGGAGGTTGTTGACCGGAGCCGAGCCCGTGCGGAGCTGGATGTGATGCTTGACCCCGCCCGTGTCGGCGGCGAGAAGGATCCCCGAGCCGCCCGCCTTGTCGTTGTCGAGGATCGTGGTGGCGATCGCAGCCGTCACCCCGGTGGCCCCCGTCGCCTTGTTGTACTCGGTGATGACATCGTTGTCGAGCAGCGTGATCGAGGTGTCTTCGAGCGCGACCGTGAAGTTGGTCGTGCCATTGTCGTACATGATGCGCCCGGCGGCTCCGTTCGCCCCGATCCGGACGTAGTTGCCGGCGGCGAAGGTGCCGCCAGTGAGCGTGTCGTAGGTGACCCGGGTCCCCCACACCACGGTCTCGTCCTCGGTGAAGGTACCCGAGAGGTTGTCGTAGACGTAGGTGTGGGTGATCCCGAGGAACATCTCGCCGTCGATGCCGTGGATGGTCTTGGCGGTCCCGGTGGCCGTCAGGTCCTTGCAGAACTCCCACACGGCACGAAGCTGGTCCCCGCTCGTGTCGATCGTGTAGCTCCACTTGGAGTAGTACGGCTGGTTGCCGTTGCCGTCCCCGATGTCGATCTGCTGGAAGCCCTCGACGTTGGTGATGTGGGTGTAGGCGGTCACCGTGCCCTGGGCCGTGCTGTTCTGCGGGTCGTCCACGCTGGCGACGGCGGCCACGGCCTCACCCTGGCCGAGGGTCACGTTGAAGAAGGCGTAGGAGTCCCCGTAGTTGCGGATCTGGACGATGACCTTCTGCTCGTCGATGTCGCAGCCGTAGGCCCGGGACCGGATGAGGCAGCGCATCAGCACGCCGCCCGCCGCGTTGCCGTTGTACCCGCCCGTCGACTGGTCCCCCCAGAACGGAGCATCCCCGTCGTAGAGGGCCTTGTCCTGCACGACCTGGATCTGGGTCGTCGCCGAGATCACCGAGCCCAGCACGCGCAGGCCCGAGTAGAGCACCTCGGTGGCCCCGGACCCCTGACGGATCGAGCCCCCGTAGAGGAACTCGGCCGCCGTGGCGTCGATGTTGTAGTTGCCGAGCAGCGTGATGATCTCGTCGGTCGAACGCTCGGAGGGAGTCGGCGCCGTGATGTCGAGCACGTCGTTGGAGCCGCCCGAGACCGAGGCGTTGTCGGCCAGGTCCTGGAGCCAGCGGTGAAGCTGGAGCACCGTGTAGTTCGTGGTGCCCGAGACGTGCCGGATGTTGCCGGTGGTGAAGTCTACGGAGAAGTCGTCGCCGATAGCCATTACTTAGTTCTCCACTCTAGGCGAAAAGGGGCCCCAACTCCCCAAGAGAAGCCGTGCGCATCTGCTCGATCGTCTCGTCCCACAAGCCCTTGCCCTCGACCTTCATCGCGTCCCCGTCGAGTTGCATGTCCTTGCCCTCGACGGTCGGGATCGAGCCGTACTTGGACCGCATGCGACCCAAGATCTGCATCGACCGGGCTTGGGTCAGCTTGCGGATCCAGATCAGGTGCCTCGCCGGGATCAGCCCGAGGGTCGCGTCCAAGCGCTCCGTCACCACCGGGCCGGGCTCGGTGTCGTCGAGCTCCTCGGGGACATCCTCGAGCAACTCCTCGTCGAAACCGGGGTCGAGGTCGATGGCCCCGACTAGGTAGACCCGCACCGGGCAAGCCGGGCTGTAGACGTAGAGCTTATTGGCCGACGGGACGAACTCGTAGACCGGCTCCTGGGAGAAGATCTGCTCGGCGCCGCGGCGCCACTCTTGGAAGACCGCATACTCGTAGGGGATCTTGTAGTTGAGCACGCCTCCATGCCCGAGGATCCGCCCGCCGATGAAGGTGAGCTCGGGCAGGGCGAGACCCAACTGGGTGTTGCGCACGAGGTCGATCTTCAGGATGCCCCGGATCGCCGGGTCCGGCGTGTACTCGAACGTCCCGACGGAGGTGTCGAAGGTCTGGTAGGTCTTCTGCGGGTGGTAGCGCGAGTACTCGTTGATCGCCTCGCGCAGGGCGTGGACGATCTGGCCGTCCGACAACTCGACCTTGACCCCGTAGCCGCGGTCCGAGCCCAACTCCAGCCGGATGGCCCGGAGGAAGTTCGCGGTGTGGACGCGAGGCTTGGCGACGACCACGGACTCGGTCATCGGTTCACCTCGGGCTTCCAAGTCGGGTCATCCCCGCCCATGGACTCCCGGATCGCCGTCCGGAAGCTGGTCGACACGCTCTCCCGCCGGGCCCGGCGCTTGGGCACGGGGCCCCACGGAGTGCTCTTGAGGGCGGGCCTGCGAGCGGGCTTGCCCATCACCCGGCGCTTGGCCTTCCGGGCCAGCCGCTTGACCTTGTTCCACAGGGGGCCCTCGTTGACCGACTCGCCCACGGCGGGGCGCAGGCGCTGGTAGCTGGGCTCGGGCATCGCCTTCACGGCCCCAAGCTGGCGGTTGAGCGCCCGGGCGAGCGGGAACTGCTCGTCGGAGCCGCACTTCGGGCAGACCGAGCTGCCCGAGTAGATCCACTCGCAGTCGAGGCAGAGGATGGCGACCGGCAGGTAGGACTCGAGGTACCTCCGGGTCTGCGGATCGAAGTACCGGCCATCCTTCGAGACGTACCCGTAGATGTAGAGGCCCATGAAGTCCTTGACGATGGCGAACTGGTAGCCGCCCACGTCGAAGACCCGGACATCCGCCTCGTAGCCGGGCAACTTCTCCTGGAACTGCATCGCCAGGTTGTCCCGGGAGCGACCGTTCTTGACGATCCAGCCCGCCACGCCCCGGACCTCGGTCTCCGTATTGGTCAGGGTGGAGAGCACGAAGATGTCCTCGATGGGCGTGCTGGTGAAGGAGGAGAAGACCTCCTTGCCCATCTGGCGGATCGCGTTGCGGGCGTAGCCGGGCAACTGGCGGACCTGATACCACTGGACCGCCATCCGACCGCCCGTGTGGATCATCTCGCGGTTGATGACCGCCGGCAGGTTGGACGGGGTGACGGGAAGTTCGGGCTCGCCCACCTCGAGATCGGCGTCCTGATCGTCGAGGTCGGCCAAGGCGGCCAAGGCCTGCGCGTGCTGGTTCAGCTTGGCCAGCGTCTCCGGGTCCGACGGGACCGAGATGTGGCTGGGCGCGCGGGTGGACAGCGTGCCCGGGACCCGGACCGCCGTCTTGAGGTCCGCTTTCGGACGATCCTTGACCTGCAGAGAAGCCTTCGGCGCAGCCGCCTTGCTCTTCTTCTTCGGCGGATCGTCCTTCTCGATCAGGTCCCGGAAACGCCCCATCGGCTTCCCCAAGCGGAAGTCCTACTTGCGGCCCTTGCCGTGCTTGGGCGAGCGGGCAGCCTTCCGGTCCGCCGCGTCCTTGATCGCCTCGGCTTCCTCCTGCTTGACCTCGGCGGCTTCGTCCTCGACCGCGTCGGCGGCGGCGGACTCGGCGGCGGTCTCGTCGCGCTCCTCCCCGACCTCCTCGGCCTCGAGGTGGAGCTCGGGCTCCGGCTGCGGGATGTCCTCGACGGCGACCTCGAAGCCCACCTCGGGCTCCGGGGCGGGCTTGGTGCGCACCGCCGCGAGCTTGGCCAGACCGTCCTGATACTTCTGGTCCTTCTCGGCCTGGGAGTAGGCGATCCGGGTGCCCGGGGGCAGCGGATGGAGCACGGGCTCGAGCCAGGAGTAGCGGGCGAAGAAGTCGCCCTCGACCACGTCGCCGGGGCGCAGATGGACGCTGCCCCGGTGGTCCGCCAAGGGGACCTGGACGCTGTAGCTCTTCGGGTTGCGGTAGTACATCGGCATCTCGATCTCCTCGTCAGTCCGGCGCCTAGAAGGCCGCCGACTTCCTGTCTTGGTCCCCTCGGCCCCTGCGGATCCCCTCGACCGCGAAGAAGGAGTCGGGCCCCCTCTCCTGGGAAAACCTGAGGTTGACCCCATGAGCCCGCAACTGGTCGGCGACGTTGTACCAGTCCGGCTTGCCCCACTCTTGGGTGACGACGACGATCATCCCCTTCTCGACCATCTCCCGCAGCACAAGAAGCAGGCGGCTGGCCTCCTCAGAGTTCTCGTCCCGAACGGCTTTCCGAAACTGCCGGAGGACCTCCAAGGAGTAGTCGAAGTGGTGATAATTCGGGGAGGCCACGAAGAGCACCGGCTGGCCCGGAGCCACCATCTGGTTCGGGGTGTGCACGTACCAGCCACGGGACTTGAGCAGGTCCGCCAGCCGGTCCGCGAAGTCCGCTCCGCTGCGGGCCACCAGTTCGGTCGCCTCGCCCAGAGCAAGACCCCGGAACGACTCCCGCTTCTTGCGCCGCTCGCCTGCCTTGGTCACGGCGGCATTAGCCACAGCGTGGGCCTTGGACTCGTCCCCGTAGTGCTTCAGGGCATTGTTGAAGGCGGACTTGTAGATGCGGGCACCGTGCGGGGTCATGCCCCGACGCTTGGACTTGTTGATGTCCGAGACGGATCGGTACGGCATCTCGTCCCCCCGCGCTCCCTTCCCTTGAAAAGTTAGGGGGGCCGAGCCCCGCTCGGCCCGGCCCCCCTCGTTTCACCCCGACCCAAGGAGGAAGAGTCGGAGGCTCGCCCCAGCACGAAATCTGCCCCCGGTGCCCCTCCCCTTACGGGAGTTGCAGATCCGGTGAGCAGCCTGAACATTGGCCCTCGTATGACTGCCACCCTCGGCCAAGGAGATGATGTGGTCGAGGGTGAAACCCTTCGGATGCAGGTGCGGCAACCTCAGGTCGATGGGATCCGCCGAGTTGCAGAGCTGGCAGATGCCCCGATCCCTGCGGTAGATCTCCAACTCGTGAAAGGCCTCGACCGCCGTCGTTCTGATCCTGGCCCTCCGACGACGCTGGATCTCCCTTTCCTTATCTGGGTTCCTGTGCCGCCACTGCGGAGTATAGGCCTTCAAGTAGCTCCGCATGTACTCCTTGTGGGCGTCCGTGGGAACCCGCGCCTTCCGAAGCTCCTTGGCCCGCTCCGACTTGGAGTACTCCTTCCTTTCCTCGTTCAACCGCTTGCCGATCTCCGGGTCCGCACGGCGGCGCCGAGCGCACTCCCGGGCTTGCTGCCGACGACGCTCGAGGTTCTTCATGCGCCAAGCCCGGACCCGCTCCACACCCTTTTCCTTGTTCTTCTGCTGGTAGGCCCGGACCCGAGCGTTGACGCACCTGCGGCACTTCCCGCTCTTGCGAGGGAAGTCGGCTTTGGGGGACTCGGCCCCGCAGGCGGAACACTTCTTGGTCTCTTCCATCATCCCCTTGAAACTGAAAGGGGGTCGGACCGAAGTCCGGCCCGACCCCCCCAGGTCTTTACGTGGACTCCGAAGTCTGGCTTACGCCATCACTCCGAAATTGTCCACATAGATCTTGACGTAGTACTTGTCGTTGATCGTCTTCTTGCCGTACCGGGTCATCATGCCGACCCGGCGCTTGATGTCGGTCAGGGTCACGATCGGGGTGCGCCAGAGGGGCACGTAGGGGGCGTAGACGTAGCCCGCGCGGAGCCAGGTCGAGCCCTTGTAGCCCATGAGGGCGTAGTCGGTCTCGAACCACGGGTCCTTGTAGATCTTGAGCGAGCCGAGCTGGCCGATGTAGACGACGCCCTCGGCGTCGCCGTAGTCGGCCGAGACGAACTGCGGCAGGGCCTCGATCACCGTGGAGACGTTGGTGCCGCAGACCATCCAGTTGCCGCGGCCCTTGCCTCGGGTGCGCTGGAAGATGACGTTGGACGCCTGCACCAGCGCGTTGACGAAGGTGAGCTGGTGGCGGTAGAAGTCGATGCCGGTCGGGGGGGTGTAGTCCCAGGTCACGTCGACGGCGGGACCCGAGAGGGTCCACAGGTCGTTGACGATCTCGCGGTCGATCTCGAAGCGGATGTTCTCCGCGATCTCGGACATCAGCGTGACCTGCGCGTCGATGCCGTGCACCGCGCGGAAGTCCTGCTCCGACTCGACCGACCAGTTGGTCACGAGCGACTGGGTCTCGGCCAGCACGACGGCCGAGGTCAGGATGATGTCGAGCTCCGGACGCTGGGTGTTGCCCTCCGAGACGTACCGGTAGGTGCACCAGATCTCGGACGGGTTGTCCGGGGCCGTGGTGTAGTCGATGGCGACCGCGCCGGTCGTGTAGTCGATCGTGCCGGAGTCGATGCCCGTGCCGGTGATGAGCCCGTTGCCGTTGTCGTGACCGGTGACGGTGGCCGCGGCGACCGTGGCGTAGATGTAGAAGGAGCCCGGACGGATGGGCAGCCAGCCGATGGTCGGGATGGTCGGCGTGTCGTCGGTGCCGGCGACCGTGACCAGCGTCTCGTGGTCGATGAGCTCCGAGGTGAAGCTCTTCGGCCCGGTGTGGCCCTCGAGCGGGGACAGCGAGGTCTGGCCGGCGACGGCCGAACCCTTGGTCACCGCGTAGCGGGTGTCCATGTAGAAGATCATGGAGGTCGGGCCCTGCATCGGCTGCACGCTGACCAGCTCGGTCGACACGAGATTCGGGTAGATCGCCCGGATCATCGGGAAGGCGAAGCGGTCGAACGAGCCGACGTTGAGCATCTTCACGTCCTCGTCGAGCCGATCGAGACCCTTGCGCTCGTTCTCGAGCAGGATCGCGGTCATGATGGCCTTCTCCTCGTCCTTCTGGAGAAGGTCACCGCACAGCTTGCGCCACCGGCCCTCGGCGAGTGCCCGGCCCTGACGGCGCATCTCCTGGAAAGTGAGTTCGGCGTTGTCCTGCATGGTTCTTTCTCCTCGTCAGGTCCGTTGACTGTCCTGATTCGTCCGTTGGTCGTTGATGTCCTAGAACCGCAGCCTGTTGATGCCGCGCATCTGCTCGAAGATCGGATCCTTGCCCGAGGGGTCGCTACCCCGCTCCTCGAGCTTCACGCGACGCTTGCCCGACTCGACCAGCTCCCGGATCACGCGCCGGGAGGACACCGACTCCTTCTTGGCGGGCTGGGCCGGAGCGGCCTTGCGGGCGGGGCGGCGGGACTCGGCCACGCCGCGCACCTGCTTGAGGTAGCCGGAGAGCTCGGTGTACTCGGCGAGGATCTGGTCGCCCGCCGACTCCATCAGGCGGTTCTCGCGCAGGCGGTGCTTGTAGCGCTCGAGCAGCTTCTCGCCCACCTGGAGGGCCTCGGCGAGCGCCCGGCGGGTGCGAGCCAGCTCCTCGGCGAGCTTGCGGCTCTTGCCGACCGACTCGAGCACGACCTGCTTGGCCTGGCGGGAGATCTCCTCGATCACCTTCTCGGCGGCGTCGACCTGGGCCTCGACCACCGGGGGAGCGGACTTGCTCTCGAGCACCCGGGCGCGGGCCAGCAACTGCTCGACCTTGCCCTTGCACAGGCTGCCGTAGCCGGGGTCGTTGGCCGCGATCCGGTCGAGGGTCTCGACCAAAGACGGGATCTCGGTGCGGATCTGAGACCGCTGCGCCTGGGTCGTCTTGGAGAGATCCACCTCCAGAATCGACTGGGTGCGCTCGGAGACTTCGTTGAAGGTGGGCAGCATGGCGTTGCGATCCTCCGCAGTTTGGGATTCCTGGACGACTTGAGGGAAGGCTCCGCGCGTCGAGGGCGACGCGACGACATCGAAGGTGAGCAGGCGGTAGTCGTCGGCGATCATCTCGCTACCGTTGCGCGAGACCGTCGACCCCTCCCCCCGCGAACTGATGCCACACTCGACCCCGGCCTTGAGCAGGCTCTCGAGGTGCTTGCCCGCCGCCGTGGGCAGGATCTCGAACTCTCCGATCACCTCGCCCGACTCGTTGAGCGAGAGGGCGGTGACCAGATGGGCGGCCCGACCGAGCTTCATCTCGCTCTCGACCGGATGGTCCACCTCGCCGATCATCCGGCGCCGACCGATGGCCTCCGAGACTTCCCTCGAGCCGAGGATCCGCTCCCAGAGCGCCCGAGGGTAGATGCGCCCGTTGGCGTTCTTCTCGTCGGCGCGCTGGAAAATTCCGCGAACCCGAAGCGGGCCACCCTCGGTGCCCGACTCGGTCAGTTCGTAGCGGAACGGCAAGGTGTCGATGATCTTCATGGCCTTCGTGATCTTTCTCTCCGGGTCTCTTTCCGCTTCGGGTTCCGGTCGACCGTTGCTATCCAACGGGTTACAGGAAAACTTCCGAACTTTCCTCCGGGGCCACGATGCCGAGGGGGGAAGACGGAAGTTTGTCCGGGCCCACGAGGGTGGGCCGGACGGGCAGTCGAAGGATCGACCTGAGTTGAAATTCGTGCGGCCAGAAGACGATCTGGCGATTGGACACGGCGAAGGCGAAGATCCGCGGAAGCTGCTCGGCGGGGACTCCCAACCTCTGGGTGAGCAGGTCGGAGAACTCCCCTTCGGTCAACTTTTCCGCCTCGTGCCCCGAAGGGAAGACGACGGAGTAGGCCTCGACGACCGGGCGGAGCAGGTCCCCCGGACGGAAAGTCCGGGTGAACTCGATCCGGAGGTACTCGCCCGGGACGACGAGGTACTTCTGGTCGGCCAACTCGAGGCCCTCGCGTGGATTCGACTCCGGGGGCTTCGGCAGGTCGGAGAGACGGCGAGCCCCCAGGGCAAGGGCCAGAATGTCCTTGCGCGGAACGACCATGCGGACCATCTGGTCCAGGTCGATCCCACCCGGGGGTTGAGCGAACATCGGCCCAGCTTAGGCGCTGGGCAGCGCGTCGATCGTGAGGATGTAGCCGACGAAGGTCGCCGCCGTGGTCTTCAGGTTCGTGACCGCCGTGTCGTAGGCGCTGTAGGACGCCGAACCCAGACGGCTCGGACGACCCTGCAGGTTCCGGAGCTGGTCCTGCAGCCGGTAGGCCGTGTCGAGCAGGTCGTGGATCTGCCGCTCGGTCGGGTCGTTGTCCATCGCGGTCTTGCGGTTCGCGGGGACGTTTGCGATGTCGACGTTCATGGAGACTCTCCTTGTTCCGAGGTACGGTCCTCTTCGAGAAAGTTCTCGGCCTGGGAGAGAGAAATCCCGGGCCGGGCGGCAAAGCTACCTAGAAAGAGCTAAAACCCTGAAGTACCTGCAGGGCCTGGGCAAAAGGCAGTTCCAGAACCACGACATCGACCCAATCCCCCGCCGAAAGGGCCGTCGCCCAGCGGTGGTGACCGTCGAGCACCTGCTTGTCCTGGGAGACGAACAGGGGCTTCGACGAGGTCTCCTTGGACTGGAGATCGTCGATCTTTCCGGGCTCGAAGTTGTTCTGGCTGCCCACGAACTCCGAGGCAGGCAGGTAGTCCCGGTGGTAGGGGATCCCGGAAAGATCGAACTTTTCGATCATCGCGTCGAGGTCGGTCACTTGGGGGAGGTCGGCGCGGTCGAAGCCGAAGGAGGGAACATGGGCCCCTTCCGCTTCGGCGACCGGATCCCCTTGGCTGGGCTCTTGGAAGACGTGCTCGATCGCGGACTGAGTGATCCAGTAGCACGGTCGACCATGCAGACGACCCGAGTGGTAGCGGACCGACCAGTCTCGTTGGATCGGGAAGTTGGGGCCGTAGCCCAGAGAGTCCTCCACCTCGAGGCGGGAGGCCGGATCCACCGCACGAACGAAGGTCGCCCGGGAAATTTCCCGAGCGCTGTCGACCATGTCGACGAGCCCACCGGGGGCATCTACATCCTCTTGGGGCCAGCCCACGCAGTTGCCGATGTAGACTGCGCGCCCCTCGACGAGGGATCGAAAGTTCATCAGTGCACGCAGCAGGTCCAGTGGATGTCCGGGAACCCGTCGGACCGGGTCGCCCAGTAGTTGTAGCACCGGTTGAAGAGCTGCCAGTGGGTGCACCGGTCCGGCCATCGGCGCCAAGTCCTCACCCAGCACTCGTCGGAAGTCGGCTCGGTCCACCACTCGAAATTTCCAGGGTGGGCTTCCCCGTCTGGGGGACAGCGACCGCCGCAGGTGTTCTCAGGGTTGCGGGTATCCCCGCCGCCGGCGAAGGCCGGATCCGCCACGAGGCCGCCTGCGGATGGCGGGGCCACCGCGATCGGGGCCGGAGACGAAGGCCCGACCCGGGTGGGATCGAGGACCCAAGCGTTGACCATCCGGCCGAAGGGGCCCGGGGTCCGACGGGAGACGAACACGCAGCCGTCCGAGTCGTAGAACCAGACCTCGAGCAGGCCATGGGCGGTGTCCGAGACCACTTGGGTCTGGGCCGTCGGCTTCTCCGTGAAGTGCTTCTGGGCCTCGGCGATCTGCTGGTACTCGCCGGGAGAAAGTTTGACCTTCTCGATCTCGAGCACGGGCGCGAGTTTGCCCCAGAGGAAGAGCCCGCAGGCCACCACGGCGATCAGGGCCACGCAGTAGACCGCCCAGCGGGGCAGCGGGATCTCGAGCCCGAGCAGCTTGAGCGGGACGTAGGTCTCTTTCGGTTCGCGGGGTTCCGGTGGCATGAGAGCCTCCAGTTCATCCGGTCCGAGCGGCTTCGGGGTCTTCTTGCGGGGGCTCATCGGGCCCCCCTTCGCCCTTGGACATACACGTTCATGACTTCGTCATCGACCCCGAAGTCGATCAGCCGGATCTCGCCCCTGGCGTTGAGCCCGTAGTGCTTGGCCTGGGCGTAGTCCTGCCAGACACCCCAAAGCCCAGCGTTGGCGAGGAAGCTGAACAGGTCGTAGAGGAACTCGTTGTCCCACGCCTCGGACCAACCCGGATGATCGTCCGCGCGGGGATCAAAACCGGGGTACTTGACCTGAAAGACAACTGGGACTCGGGGGGAAAAGAGCCGCATCCTCGGATCCGCCCGCTTCGCCTCGTGGGCGAGCAGGTTCCACAGGTCCTCTTGGGAGAAGCCGGTTGCCTGCTTGAACCGCGACTTGGTGAACGGGACCACCCGCTCCATCTCGATCCACAAGTGGTCCGGCGAGACCTCGAAGGTCTCCGCCGTGAGCGGGCTCATGTAGTTCAGGG